TTGCCTGTATTTGAAATTCATTGATACCGACCGTTCCTGTAACACTGAAATATGAGTTTACAACTTGACTTCCGCCAATGTAAACAATACTACCGTCATCATATATTTGACTATCTCCTAATCCAGTACTACCAGTCCATTTGGAAATTAAGTTAGTTGTTCCTCCACCAGAAACTGATTGTGGCAAATTTTGATATGTTGTTGCCGATATAGTATTAGCACTTAATCCATTTGTAAAATCGGTTGGTCCAGTTACTGTACCACCTGTAAACGTGGAAGAAGGTAAATTATAATAAGTTGTTGCTGATACCGTGGTTGCGGTTATTCCATTTGTATTTGCCGTAAACCCTTGTGTTGAAAATGTTGAACCTGAAATCAATCCATCAGCCCTTAAAAATGAAGTAGTGGTTCCAACTGAATTTTGACCTTCTAAAAGTAGAGTCGACGAGTCAGGATTTCCTGTACCATTTTCGATAGATAAAGCACCTAAACCACTATTTGTAACAATCTCAGGAGTTGAGGAATTATTATAAGCCTGTTGTAGTGTTGTGGTTGATATTCCTCCTGACGAACCTATAGTTTCACCAAATTTTGAAGTTAATAAAAACCTTGCTTGTGTAGTATCTGATAAATCAGTTGCTGTATGTCTTACAGATAAAATACCTATCAAAATTGCATTATCTCTAAAATTAGTAAAAGTTAAAAAGTTCTCAGTATTTGCAGCAGCAATTGCTGAAGGTAAGTCAGAGTAAATTTGTTGTCCATATTGAACACGTATAGTACCAGTTTGAGTTAAAAATATTCTTTGGTTTGTTGACCTATTTGTTCCTCCCCCAACTAAAGTAATAACACCTCCATTATCATAATTTGTTGGGTCGATTAGAGTAATATTTCCTGTTGTCCCACCTGTTTGAGTTCTATATTGAAAAGTTACTGGAGATTGTCCACTAACTATTAATTCATTAGGTGTATATATATTACCTATGTAATTAATTCCAAGTCCGTATAAATTACCACTTGAAGTATTAAATTGTAGATTGGCTCCGTTTGTTGAAGGGTAAACTCCTGTATTTATTAAACCTATTGGAAAAAACATATCCCTCATTTGTGACAATGGGGATTGTATATAATCAGGTTCATTAAATGCTTGAATTAATGAAGTTCTATTAGCGTGACCTAATTTCCCTAAATATATATTTTGTCTTTGTTGTTGTGTTGTTGGGGAGGTGGATGACATTACTATTGTCCCTCCACTTGTTAATGACACATAGGTAATTGTTGAACTACTCAAATATGGTGTAGTTAAACCTGTTTGACCTGAATACTCAACATAAGTTATTGTTGGATTCATTACATCAGTTTCATTATCAACAATCCACCCTTTTACTGGAGATACACTAAATGTTGTAAGACTTGTTATTGTTATACCTGTGAAATAAAAAATACCCGTACTTAAATTATTAATAAACTGTTGTGTCCTATAATACTTTTTCCAAACAGCGTCTTGTCTACTAGTACCACTTACACCCTCAATTGTATTTCCTGTCCAAGCATTTATAAATGAAATATTTTCATTTGAGTCCGCTCTTACAACAGTTCCAAACTCATTAGTTACAACTGTTCCAGTGGATGCTGTGGCCGCCGACCACAAACTATCGTAGTTATTAATTAAAAACTGATATGTTTGGTCTGTCTCGTATACATATACAATCATACCAAGTTTTCTTCTACCTGATGAAATTAAATCAGAATTAAGATTTAATGTATTAAGTGAAAAAGTTGTCCCACTACCCTTTGAAAAACTTATTGGTATTGTATTTCCACTATATTGAATTAATCCGTAAGTATTTGAGGGTATTGTGTAATATAGGTCAGATAAATTATATACCTCCATATATCCTCCAACACCATATGTACTAAAGTGTGTTCCAAATAAAGTTGTGTTAAGTAGCGAAGGGGTACCTACAGATTGAATCGGACTTATTGGATTTTTATATGAAAGTTGTGGCATATTATATAATTATGTTCCAAGTGAATTCCCTTTGAAATACAAAGTAGTTAATGAATTATCAAATAATAGTTCTGTTGATGGAAAAGTAGTATACACACGGTAAGTTGTTTGTGAATAGGTAGAACCTGTATAATAAAATCCTCTTGTATAAATTAATGGGTCGGTTTTAACTGAATAAAAACTATGGAGTTCTCCTTGACTTACGTCAATTTTCTTTTGGTAGAGTGAACCTGTTAATCCGGTGGAAATTATAAATGTGTACCATGCAGGGCACTGTATTAAATTTTGAATTACTCTAATAGTTTGAAAATTTCCTGAAGTTTGAAAGTTTCCAGAATTATCAAAACCTGTATTACTTATTGAAATTGATGAACCTAGTCTTTGAAAATTATTAGTCCATGCTGAAAAATTCATATAAGCATTCATTTCTTTTTGAAATTCAACTGGGTCTTCCGATGGTGCGGTCCCGTTTGAAAATCCCAAAAAATTTAAATTTTGACTATACATATAATCCCCTATTTCTGAAGCACCTGATATTGGTTCAATAAAAAGCCATGCAACATTTGTTCTAACCAAAGGACTGGGTGAGGGGGTAATCGTTGGGGTTACAGTTGGGGTAGTTGTAATTGATGCTGTTGGAGTTGGAGTTGGGGTGTTATTACTTGGAGTAATCGATGGGGTTTGAGTCACTGTTGGAGTATTAGTTGAAGTCAATGTTGGGGTGACTGTTACAGATGGGGTGGGTGTTTGACTTAAACAAGTATATGTTTCAGTAATTGTACATCCACTACTATCAATAATTTTAATTAAAACTATAGGACTATATGTAAAAGCAGAAGGAGATGTAAATGAAATTGAAGGCGGAACAGAAGTTACACCTGTTAATGTAAGTTCACAATAGATTTGATTTATGTCACAAACATAAATGTCATACGGAGGTGACCCGCTTATTGTATTTATTACAATTTGACTCATCTATTAATTTAATGTACATGTTGTTATTCCACTTATTGTAATTCCATATGAACTTCCTGAAACTGTAGGTATCCCACAGAAACATCCGTAAACCGCAGTATTGTTAGGTAAATCAAATGAAGTTGGTTGTCCAATATAAATTGGGGATATTTCTATTGTTGCAACATTTGGAGTTCTATTTGCCAAATAATAGTAATTTGGTATTGAACAATTAGTTGCAGGTTGTAAACTAATATTACAAGTAAATGCCGAAGTAACTCCTGTAATTGTACCTCCAAATTCTAAAGTATATCCTGAAAGTGTTGCGTTATCAACAAATTGATTACCAAAATAAACAGTTCCAAATAAATCTGTAGTAACTGTATCTCCGGTTGTTAACCCACTTGATGTGCTAAATAACAATTGTGTTACAGGATAACAATCAAGTACATTGTCAGTTGTATTATACATATAGAATGTAGAATAAATTGGTTGTAATGAAGAAGGAGTAATTGTTGGTGTAGGTGTGAGAGTTGGTGTTGGTGTTGTAGAAGGAGTAACACTTGGTGTTGGTGTTGGTGTAACACAAATTACTCCATTTATTGAATTACAAATAATTACATAGTCAATTATAATTGTAAACGAAACACTTTCCCCCTTGTAACTTTCTACATTATTATTAACAGATGAAACTATGTTAATTATATTATTATTAACATCTATTGTACAACTATCAATGTTTGGAATTGATAATACCGATGTTTCTATAAATCCGGCGAAATAACTTAAATCAGGTATACTGTCAAAAGTTTGTGTGAAGTAGAATGGGAATTGGTACGGTGTCCCCCCTATTGTAATCCTTACTGAAAAAGTTGCACTACTTAACGAACAATTTTGGGAATTTTCAACTAAGTGAGTATAACCTGAAAACATTAAATTTTTTAAACTCTTTTTACCGGTCGGATTTACAGTGGGTGAACCAGAACTATATTTGAAACTATAACTTGTTGCAGAAATTTGATTACAACTGACCACAGTAGAAACTACATTCGTACATCCTCCCTCCCCACTAACTGTCACAGAATAAGTTCCAGCCGTAAGGCCAGTCATATAAATACCTGTTTGACCATTGACATTGTTACTCCAAATAAGATTAAACGGACCATCTTGACCGCTGATTAAAGCGGTTATTGTTCCTGAATTTCCATCAAAACAAGTTGTTGGGTATAATGTGACTCTTAAAATATCCGATGTAGGTATATTAGCTCTTTTTGTAACAATACAATTATATCTATCAGTAACATTTATCGTATAATTTCCAGAAGTTAAATTAGAAAATGTATAACTTGTTCCTGTAGTGAACACACTTTGTTGTCCGGTAGATATCGAATACTGATATCCAGTCCCCGTAACTATTATATCTTTTAAACTTACAGTAATACTACCATTACTTGAGCCACAAGTAGTCGCACTTACAATTAAATCATAATCATAGTTCATTACTTTTTCCACAACAATCTGTTCGGTGTAAGTGCATGAACTTAATGCATCTGTAACACTTAAAGTGTAAGTGTCAGCAAGTAACGATGAAAATGTTGTTTGAGTTAAAAACGAATTTTGGGTAAGAGTTCCTCCGCCTGTGCTTGTTAAAAGATACTGAAAAGGTGGAGTACCTCCTTGTATACTAGCACTTATTGAACCATAATTTGCACAAGTTTGATTACCGTGTGAAGTGGCAACAACACTTAAAGAATTTGCTGTTTGTAAAGTAACTGAAGCACTTGTCGTGCAAAGACCGGCATCGGTAACGTTTAATATATAATTACCTGATGTAAGTCCAGTAAAGGTGACTTGATTTGATAATAGTATCTGAGATTCTCCATTACTTAAAAGATAATAGTATGGGGCAGCACCTCCTGAGAAAATAAATGTAATTTCTCCATTTGATGCAAAGCATGTTGGATTTGAAAAATTATAAGTAACTAACGATAGATTACTTGCAACTCCTACGGTTGCAAACTTCCTTACTTCACAACCATAATAGTCTTTTACGGTACAAGAAAAATATCCTGGAGTTAATCCAGTCAAATAACTTTCGGTAATCCCATTTACATTATTAGTTCCACTCCAACTATACGTAAATGGAGGCGTTCCAGTCACGCCAGTAACATATAATCTTCCGTTGTTTGCAACACAAGCCGGACTATTAACAACGTAAAACCCAAAATTTAATGGAGTTGAGCCATGTACAACTACAGAATTACTCACACCTTCACATCCCCCGTAATCATAGACTTTAGAGTAATAAACTCCTTCAGAGATTGACGCAAAAAGAATTGAATTAGTACTTGTTAATCCACTAGTAATTTGTGTATTTCCGCTGTAAACAATTATAGTATTGGGTCCATTGTTTTGTGTTGTAAAAGCCCTTAAAGACCCATTTACTAAACCACACGTACTATCTTGTACTGTCTGTAAACTTATTCCACAACCTGTTGTAACAAAAATATTAACATCAACTCTTGTTTGATTTTGTGTTATTGAACTATCTGTCAAATAAAAACTATAACTCCCACCTGTCAAACCAGTTACAACATATGGGTTAGATATTATACCTGATGAGAATGAATTACCCGAAATAGGGTCAACCCAGTAAGCATAAACAGCACTTGCTGAAGCACTATAAGATAATGAAAAAGCCCCTGCTCCCGTATTACTACAGTCACCGGTTAAATTATAACTATAAAAAATATTTGCCATACGTTACAAACATGTGAAATTTACATTTTTATATTCCAAATTAAAATCAATGGATTCAATTATCGTACAATCCTCTGAAGTAATTGTAAGTTCATTAAATTCATAAGAAGCAGTTAAACCAACCCCTATTAACTCACCCATCAAATATGAAAGTCCCTGAACTATAAAGGTCGTCCATTGAGTCCCATTTATTACTTGGTTAGGGTATGAGTATACTTGTGGGTCAGTATAATCAAAAGTATATGTGACTCCATTTTTAACAACAACTAACTGAAATCCATAATTCAAACTTTTAACTGTTGGACTCAACTTATTACAATCTATTGTTTTAGAAAGTGTCCCTAAATTAGATTGTATTACATTTCCATCATATTTTAATACTAAACTCATTAAAGACGCTGGACATCCCTGTGGTGCAAATCCTCCCAAAACTTGTGGACCTAATATTTGAACTTCAAGTGGGAGACATCCTCTTTGCATTCTGTAGGCAAATTTTTGTCTATGGAAAATAGAATTTTCAATTCTTGTACCTGTATTCCAAAGTGTGGTTGCAGGTATGAACTGTTCCACAAGTTTTATCCAAAAATTACCAATCCCATTTATATAATCAACCATTTTAGTGTAAGAAAATCCATCATTTTCAATTCCTACATTTTCTAAACTTTCTAAATACATGTAAAAAATATTTTGTAAAAATGGGTATCCTCCTGTTTTTCCGTCGCTCGATATTTGTCTATTTCTAACATTTATCATATTTTTCCAAAAAGTTTCTTTGAACTCAAAAAAATCTTTTACTTGGGGCTTTGGGTCAATAATTGTACTATCAACATTATTTATTGGAAACGCAGTAATCAAACCATTATAAGGTATTGGATAATCTTTGGTTTGGGAAAGGTACCAAACATCGTACACCAATCCTTGGGCTGGGTTTAGAAATAGGTCAACATTTTTAACATTCATAATTAACTTATCTTCCGTAACCTTATAAAAAGCATCGTAATTTCCGTCACTATTTTTTCTCAGGATATTTTGCGAATCAACCCAAGATTTTTTATTGTCTATGGTTTTTTGTAAACCAAACCCCATTCCTAAGTATGGAAAATTTCTAAATCTATCTAAGTATTTTTCACCATAAGTAAAAGGTTCAAGTGAAGATTGAATAGTCGGACTATCCCCTGTATACACAGCGGTATTATAATCCAAGACTTCAGGAGACCTGTGTTGGGGAGTTGACTCATACCAACCTTCTCCTTTTTGGAAAAAGAAACCGTCATTATTTACCGGAGCACTTGGGTATCCTTCTGAATCCACCGGATAGTCTTCTCTTGTGTATGTAACATCAACTGAAGTTTTAGAAACAGTGTATGCGGTGTATGGTGCCCCATTAAATCTATATGTGTTGTTTGGGTCTAAAACTGCTAATTCTGAAGTGTAAGTACCTCCAGTTATGGAACTATAGAGTTGATTAAATCTAGATAATTGTATTTTACCCCCTACAGTATAGACATATTCATTGAATTCTACTATAGCTTCGGGTGCCCCAATATTAGACATCAAAAATTCAATAGCCCTTCTTGTGCCTTTTGATTTAAAAAGATATGCTGAATTTAAAATTAAATTTCTATAATATTGGTATTGAATTTCATCCGTAGGCATTGAATTTGCCATTCCAGGGAATTGACTTTCACTGGTTTCATAAAGGGTTGATAAAAATGAATTACTTTGGATTGGTGAAATATTCGTATCCCACCCAAGTGTCTCTGCAAAATTTATCAACAATTTAGATGGTACATCATTACCAACATTATAATTGACGGAAACCATATGAGATATTGAGTCGGCATATTTTTTTGTTTCGTCAAAACTTCTACCATAAATTTTAAAAGTTTTTTGAACTTTTTTGTCAAGTGTGTCAAACTCTTTTAAAGACTCAGTTGTATAAAATCTAGATATTAAATCAGTATCGTATTCATCAAACCTACTACCTATTTGTTCCAATTTTTGGATATAATTTGTAAACTGAGGGGTACGTATATCTATATTCCATACTCCGTCTAAAGGCCAAGTTAAAGTTTGTAATTTAATAAAATCATTACCGTCTTCCCCTTCTGTTAAAATTTGAAACTTTGAAGTATAGATAGGATATGAGAACCTGTTCAGTAATAGTTCTTCGACCTCATCTAATTCCAAATTGAAGACTTCATTTACAGTATAATCATTAGGTCGTATTACTAATGTGTCGATAGTAGTTGTTGCTCCGCTGAAAATATCTCCTTTAACAACCAGATAAAGAGTTCCGGCACTTAATGAAGTAGTACCAGTCATATCTATAATTTTTGAGGAATTATTAGATGTGAATAACGAATAACTACTAAACATCGATGTAAAGTTTCTATACCTTGATACATCGTACCCTAAAGAATTTATATTCCTTGTAGCATTTACAGTAAAATCAATTCCAAATGGATTTTTTAATGTTTGAGCATTCAGGGACAAATATGTAATATCTTCTTGACTACTATAAGATATGTCAAATGCAGTATTACCTGTTGAGTAGTCTTGTCGTATCGCGGAAGATTCTATTGCACCTGGAAAAAAATTAATTATGTTTAAAACAGCCGCAGAAAATCTTTTAGATAAAGGTCCGTAAGAAACAAAATTTAAAACGTCTGTTTCATCAAAATTTGGATATATTCTAAAATTTACTTCATTAATTTTTTGAGCCTGTGCTACTGAATCAATATTTAAGTTATTAAGGGTAATTGGTCCTGAAAAAATTCCAGTGTCGAAAAATCTATTTGATTTCTCGTTAACTACCGTTGTGACTTGGAAATTACCTTGCGTTAATCCTCCTCCTTGGACTACTTGTAGTCCAACTAAGTTTTCAAAATAAAAACCTTCAGAATTTCTCCTTTGTGGGGGACAACTGTAATTAGCCATTTTATCCTTGTGAAATTATATTTTGAAAATTTTTACTGAAATCAATATTATCAATTCTATCTTGGCGAACCTCATAAAGAAGTTCATTGAATTGGTCTCTGATTACATATAAGTTATATTGTCTATAAATGTTATTACTTGAATCGTAAATAGTATAGATACCGTCTTCAATTGACTTAGTTTGATTACCATAAAGCGCAATTGCAAGAGTAGAAGCATCATGTTCAACTATTTCAACTTCAACAACTGTTGGGTTAAAAAATGTATTTGTTAGTATAATATTTTGACTTGGGAAACCTATAAATGGTACTGCGTTTGGTTTTGTTGTTGGGGATGATGATGGGGTTAATGTACAAAACATTAGGTTTGTTGTTCCATCTGCATACCTATATCTTATAGCCTTCTGTATTGTATTTGTTAAGTTTTGTGTTACAGGTTCACAATAAAAATTGGATGTTATTATTCTATAAAAGTTTGGAACTTTTGTTCCGTCAGAATTTAAATATTCAACTCTGAATCCAACAAGTCCTTGGTTTACAAATTTGTTTCTATAATTAGAAGGAACGTCTTGTAAATTTATAATAATACCCTTGATGTTTGGTGAGGACGAGAGTACTCCACAATCATTTATTATTGTTCTTATTTGAGCAGGTCTAAAATAGATAGTATATATACCAAGGGCATTGAACTCATTTGCTGGGAGTGTTAAATTATACAACCCTCCTAAAATTTCAACATTTGTCCCTCCAATACTACCGTTATTATAGTACGGTCTCAGATATTGAAGTGAGTCTAATTTTGTAAGTGTGAAGTTAGTTGTTTCATCTCTTGATGGTACATAATGTAAAATTATCTCCACATCCTCGGGACTAACATCTGCGGGTCTAACTGTTCCGTAATTACCTGTAGCCAATTTATTTTTATATTTTAAATTTTATTAAACTTGATTATATTTCTTAACATCAAAAAATCCATACCCATAAGATTCTAAAGCACCCGTATTATTAACTTCACCAATTCTTCTAAAGTTTTCTAACCCAGAATACTTTCCTCTTTCAATAAATACATTTGATTGTATTTCCGGCTGCTCAATTACATTCATTAGATACTCAAACTTTGTAATTGTTGTAGCGGTAGTTGTGTAATCTGTTAAACCTTCGGATTCAACTACAAATATTGTTGTACCATTAGCAAAATCAATATACGTTTGTCCATTGATTACATACTCAATGTATTCAGGGGTCTGTGAAACAACATACCCTGTTGTTCCATCCGGTAATGATATTTCTAAATCATTAATAAATGAGTTAGGACCATATACCGCAAGGTCATTTAGTTTAGATTCTGTAAAACCTGAAACAATAAATGGAACGCTAACGTAATCTAAACTTCTAGAATTAAAAGCATCATAAAATCCTCTTAAAGAACTATCCACCGGAGTTGGGGTTGGGGTTGGTTCAGGTGGTGTAGTTGTTGGTCCAGGTGTTGTTGTAGTTACAGTTGATGTAATTGTTGGTGTTGGTCCAGGTGTTGTTGTAGTCACAGTTGTTGTAACTGTTGGTGTTGGTGGAGGTGGAGTTGGGGGTAATGTAGGGTTAATTGTTGTTGTAGGTGTGGCAGTTGGTGGTAAAATCGGAGGTTGGCAACCTGTAGAACTTAATAAACTATACCTAGTATTGGTACCAGGGCTAAGCAAAGTTCTAGCTCTAGCCACTTGACCTGGCGTAAACATGTAGTGGCAAGTGTCATACCCGTAATCCATGTAATTCATGTACATTTGTCCATTTGGCCCGTTACCACAAGATATTATCGTACCACATCCGTCAGTCGGTCCTTGCTGAGTTGGCGTGTCACTAACAAAGTCACTTCCACAATTCGCGTCACCCCAAATGTGACGAAGACCTAGCCAATGTCCTATTTCATGTGTTAAAGTTCTACCTCTTCCGTATTGACTTCCAAAACCACCTATAAGATTATTGCTACCTGCGGTACCCCAAGAAATCACAATACCGTCTTTATCGGGTGTAAGATAAGTTGGTCCTAAAGTGGCAAAACCAAGTAATCCTCCGCCAAGTCTCATAATATATATATTCAAATAACTTTCTCTTGGCCATATTTGTGACCCACCCAATGAATCAAAAAAATTCCATCTGTCTTCGGGTCCTTCGTAATATGACCCATAAGGAATATATTTTCTTATAATTCCCGTTGTTGGTCTTCCGTCAGGGTCTTGGGTTGCTAAGCAAAACTGTATATTCATTGTACCAGCCGTAAAATACGGTGGAGTTAAGTTAATATCAGGATTTGTTCCACCAAAGTCCAAATTTATCTGTTCCAACTGAGCTAAAATATATGTATCACTAAGATTTGTGAAAACATCATTCCATAAAACATGAAATACTACAGGTATTGTAATTACCGGCGCATTATTTAGGACAAGGGCTCTATTATTTTCAACAGAATTTGTTATAAATGATTCAAGTTCATTAAACTCTTTTAATAGACTTGGGTCGATTTGGCTAGGGTTAACTCCACATAGTGAGTTTGTGGGTGAAAAAAGTCCATTACTACCTACTCCATTATTGTTGGTTAGGCTTTTCAATCCAATATTTGAAGCAAAACTTACCTGCCCAATGTTAGATATAAAGGCTTGTGTATAAGGAACTTCCACTTTTTTACTCACAGTATATGTTCCTAAAGTACTAGTACCACTAAAGGAAATAGTGTATTTTTGAGCAATGTCTAAACTACTATAAGTGTGGCAGAATTTCTGTGGAATGAAAACTTCAACTTGTTGAACTGGAGTCCCGTCACCCCAATCGACATAATATACGGCATTTTGGAAATAATTTAAATTATAATTTGAGGTATTATAAATACAATATTTAAAAGGTTCATCTAAATTTGACTCGAATGTAAAATTTACTTCCTCTGAAAATTGTGAGATATATCCGTCAAATTGAGAATAATATCCAATATCTTGGTAGTCTTGTTCTAATAATACAGGTATCGATAAATCTATGAGTTCGGAAGTATTTGGTTGTACTATTTTTAAATCCACTGTTTCCCCGATTGGGATTGTTTCGGTAACATTATTTGGCGAAACAACAAAAGAAAATACATTAGTTCCATCAGGGTTTACACTTAATTGTGATTTTTGTGTCGTTTTAAACTCTAAAGTATTCCCTTGATTGTTTTTAACAAAAAAAGAAGAACCGACTACCACATCTTTGAAATATCCATTCCAAATCTTATCATCTAAACCTTTATCATTTATCCAAATGACACTTGTATTAGGACCTAGTAATTGGGTTGTCGTGACACCGATACACCCTACTCCAGGGAAATTTTGGACGTTCCAACTCCCCAAATCAATTGTTCCGGCCGACAATACATGAGATAATCCACTATAAAAACCGAGTGTTTGTCCACTATATTCAACTCTACTTAAATCTTCTTTGAGTACTTCTGGCGATATTTTTACTTTAAACTTTTTCATTAAATTCCAATTGGCGGATTTTTATATTCATACCAATAAACGGTATCTGTAAATGCATTAGTGTTTGTATAATAAACGCTATATTCGTTATTTGTATAGTCTAATTCAACTCTGTAGTAAAAATCTTGGTATGGTATTCTATATTTGTTAGCATAATTAATTTGGTCATTAACAATAAACTTAATATATTTACCGACACTTGCGTCAAAAAATTTTGCAGACATGTATAAATTATCAATATTTAATACACTTTTATCTTGGAACCAATGTAGGAAAAACCCTTCTTGGTTTTTATTAAAATCGGTCTGAATTATGGGAACCGCAAGAGGTCTTGAGTTTGTACCACTTGGTAATGCGCTGTCACACTTACATGTCCCGACATTGAAAATTGTATATCTTGTTGTACTTTCATTTAAATTCACAGGACTTGTAATTGTAGTATATTGTCCATTAGCACCTAACCTTCTTCTTAGATAATAAACATTTGTACCAAACTTGTAGCAGAAACTAACAGTTGTGTCAGGTACGCCATCAGTACCTCCCTTCCCTAAAACTGACTTTTCTTGTCCACAACAGTTTGTATACTTTAATTCGTTCAAAAATTCTGATTCTTCTGTAAAAATAAATTGGTATTCTTCACACCCATTTTCTTCCAAAGTGTTACTCATTCTTGTTGGGAGAATAATTGTAAGATAATTTTTTTGTTTCTTAGGGTCCATTGAATCATAAAAATCCAATTTATAAAATGAATTTTTAAAAGCATCTGTATTATATCTTAATTGGTTTTCAGTAAATTTAGATAAATAACTATTTTCAGAGGGTGCGTTTATATCTTGTGAAAAATTAAATATGTAGGTAAGAGAAGTATCCTGAGCCAAAATAATTGAATTTTTAGCTCTACTATACCTTGATAATTCATAGTTTATTGGTGAACCTATAATCTGTTGTACAATGTTTTGTTCTTCTTCAATTATAGCACCTTCCCTATCCAATAAATCAGGATTAATACTTATTGGAACAACAATCTCCTTGTTACCAATTGATTCTATTATTTTAATTTTATTCACATCCATCTATCGTCGGTGTTTGAACAACTACAAAATTTTGAATATTTGTTCCTTCAGGAATAATCCTAAAAACAAAATTATCATATGGGTAATGTCTTCCATTAAAGAATGGAAAATTTACTCCATTCCCATCAGAGTCCACGTACCCATAAGGATAAATATCCCTCCATAAAAACCTATTTAAATAGTTTGAAAAGTAAGCATAACTTGGTATTCCAACTGTTGTGGTTTTATCTCCTTCTTCAATATAATCTCCATAATCTTTTATCTTTAAAGAAAATAATGGTTTATAGTAATATCCCATAGGGTTTTCTAAACCTTCTCCAATATTAAAAACTGCAGGGTTAAATATAAATTTATGATAACAATCCGAAATTACTGTTTCAGTTTGGGTTATATCATTCCATTCACATAAATCTCCATTTAATTTTTCTCCAGGTGTTAAATCATTATTATAGAAAAATTGTCTAGTTCCATTATTATAAGAACTTGTACCTATATTAGTATCTGAAAAAAAGTTTGACCTATTCCACCAAGAGGTACTTTGAGTGCCGAAATTAAACTCCCAACCCTCTTTTAATGCATTTCCAGCCTGAGTCGGTGGGTTAAAATACCCAAAATAACCTCGGTTAATTACTGTAATAAATAATTCAGATATTGGTCTTCTTAAATTATCAATTAATCCATTAATGTCAATTGAGCCATTAAATGAAATATTATAGGATTGGGAATCCTCTTTTATAGAAATCCTAGATTTCTGATTGGGTGTTAAATCGGCCGACTCCCACCTTTTAACAGTTCTAAAAGCGGTTTGTTCAAAACCTGAATTTGTAACAATTGAATCTTGACTATTGGTTAATATCGTATGTTCCCTTACATAATATTTTGATTGGGACTCTTCAGGGTTATCAATATCTACAACTCTAAAGAACTGTCCTATTTTTCCGTCTTGAAAGGTAGATACATTTTTTGGAGTTCCTGGGTCAATAATATTAAATATCTTTTTTTCTGAGTCGTAAAATCCATTTCCAAGACTGTACACTTCAAAATAACCTCCCTTTGAAACGGGTAATCCTTCTCCCGTAATTATTGATACATTTGTTAAATACACATACTCACCGACTTGTAAATTGTGTTTCACAGGACAAGTGAATTGCCAAAAAGTTTTGCCGTCAATCGAAACTAAATTCATTATGTATGGCAACCCATAAAATGGCTGCCAATCAAAAATAGTCCCATCTGAGAATTCATATTGTAAATTTTTCAAAGGGTTGCTATAACTTGGGTAACTTATATAAAATCTCCAATTATAGTTTGTAACATCGCTCGGTAATCCAAGAATATGTCTGTCAACACCCGTAGTATATCCGTTCACTCCCATATCAGTTCTTATAAAGTTAAACTCATTATACTGAGGTAAACCAGGCCAAGCAAGTGTTACACTTGATTGTACTTGTAGTAACTTTATAGACTCGGGGTTAACATAATATAAATTATTATTAAACGGAGGGTAAGGATTATCAGGTGTTTGAGTAACTCCACTGTAATTGTTAGAAAATATCAATTGGAATTTACATGACGGCTCAAAAAAAGTTGACTTCTGCCTTTCAATGTCATATACCTCGGCTAAATCAATAGTAATATTTCTCTGATACTCATCAAGTTCCTTTAATTTACCTGACAAAGGTGCGGTAATGTTTATAGGAACCTCTGGAGCCCTTTTATACCTAAGACTTCCTTTTACAAAAGTTATGTTACCTAAATCACTCATATACTATATTTGTGTCAACATATTTTTGTATAAATCTATCCATAGCACTTGCACCTTGTTTCAAACCAAAATAGAAATGAAATGGTGCTCCAAATGTATATCTGAATCTTGCACTATCAGGTATTCTATTAACAGGAATTACAACTACATTACCGTCAGCATCTGTACCCGCACTATAATTAATTAAATATCCTTTATAATAAAATGTATTGTTTAATCCTGGTGCAAAGTATTCTGATGTCAGTCCAAATCTATCTAAAGTTTGATATCCATGTGAGAAAAATCCATTTGGAAAAGTACTACTATTAGTGTAAAGTCCAGAATTAAATTCAGTAATAAAGTTATTAGATTGGGTACCAAACAAACTTGGCGGTGAATCTAAATTATGGAATACATTCCATTGATAAAAAGGAACAACTTGTGTTTTAACTGTAATATCGGTAAAATCACCTGGCTGTGGCAATGTGCTAGCGGTAACGTTCCAAATTGTTCTTCTTGGTGAAATATAATCTCGCATTTGATTATCCCCACTAAAGAAAATACCAAAGTACGGATATGTCGGGGTAACTGTGTCTTCAGCAAAAATTAGGTCATTATTAGTATAATTTTCAGGTGAAAATTCATTAACACCAAATTCAGAGTTAATAGAAATTAGTTGACTGTAATCAGCATCAACAAGTCCTGGTAACAACCCACTTCCGAACAATTCTCCATTTTGCCATCTAGAGTTTTTGAAAAATGCTCCAACACTTGGGTCATCCCCACCTTGTTCATTTCCACTAGCATCAGGTAATGGGAATAATTGTTGGATAAATGATGTGTTAACTAATCTACTTAAAATAAATAAATTAAGTATGTCAGTGACATCTTGAAAAGTTGTAGACGGTATTCTTGGTATAATATATCCATCGTAATCATCCGAATAAACTATTTCTTGGATAAATGAAGTTTTTGGTCCCATGTCTATTATTGTAGTCGGGAACAATAGATTTCTAACATTACCATATATTCGACTTTCGGATGAGGAATATCTTGGTCTTCCAATAAAATCGGTTCCATTCCAAGGACTTGAACGATAATAATAATTGTTTAGTGGGTCATGGAAATATATTGTATCTCTACAAAAAGCTCTTACGGGTTTGTTCTGAGAATTAAAAGTTGTTGCGTTTTGGAAAGGGAAGGCATATAATGTACCATTAATCCAGTTATTTGAGAACGTGTGTGAATACACATCAAAACAAAGTGAAAAAGTTAGTTTAAGTCTTTGAATCCATTCAACAACTGTTGCAAAGTCTGAATATTTTTTCTGTGTTCCTCCTGGGTCAACAACACCGGCATCTGCAGGTACATCATGGAAAAATAAAGACCTTAAAGGTTTAGATACAATATTGTAACACCCTACTCCTCTAACAAACCATAACCAATCAGCACCACTTGCTGGTTCTGAACTATATCCATCTCCACCAGGTTGTATTTGTGGATTTTCATCAGCGTCAGTATAGTAACTATTAAGGTCAACTGCTTTAGTACAATCTGTTAAAGATGCTGCAACATTACCTAACGGACTGTCGACACCTCCTAATATGTCGTAATCCAAATCTGAGGTAAATTCAGGTGTCGGTAAATCTCCTCCTCCTTCTTGTTCAAATGTACAATCTCTATTAATTACGAATATAGAAAATCCACCATTTTGATGTAACAAATACCCATTACCATTACCATCTGTTTGTACACTTGTTGATGAGGGTAATCTGTCAGTTCTCATAACTTGGTTAAACCTGTTACTCATTGTTACATAGTGGTTAGGATTAACATACCAAAGATTTTCGGGTATTCCTGGCGATGGTACATTAGGGAATACAGCGTAAACAGGTGAAATATATTGAGCGGTAAACCAAGTCCAATTTCTAACCTGAGTTGGGTGGTCGTTTTGTGAACCTTCACAATTTCCTCCCCCACTTAAATACGCACCACTAGGAGTAAACTGTATAGGTCCCCATTGTGGACCATTAGCATTTGACCCCCCGTTCGGGTTTTCATATACACAATTTAAGTAAGTAGAATAAACTTTTTGCCATGTATCTTGATATCTTTCATATTTATTTGCAAGAGCCGACCCTCCTTCAACATATTCTCTTCCCCAATATCCACCAACATTATTCCTATCAATGTTTCTTGGAGCACTGTGATAAGTTAAATAATCATCATACAAATTTGCTCTATATCTACAACAACCTGGACATTCTGTATATCTTCCATTATCTGTAGAATCCCAACGGTTATCACTATCGCATACATAATTTTGTCCGCCAGCTTCTTGGTCTTGCAAAGCGTCTCCACACACATAACTATTTTCGAATCCACCAGAGTCAGAAAGTCCTAGCGTGCTTCTTGAGCAAGGTATATAAAGGTGACTATCGGGTGAAGGAGCGGCTAAAGCCCCCATACTTCTGTAGTACCAATTATCAGGTGAAATTGTTAAGAAACTATAGGTCTCTTGTCCATATACTCCATCTTCCAAATTAAAACTTGCATTAGGTCTCCATCTTTCTCCATCAACCCAACCATACTGAATTGCCTCAGTATCTAAAGCCGAATAGAAATTTGGCATTGTAGTATCATAACTAGTATAATTACTACCATACGTAAAAAATTGGCTTGGGAAATATATTTGTGGTTGTTCATTATTAATAATCAAATGATGTTTTGGTAATCTTAGTCCGTTTGGATTATCCGTAACCCAAGATGGAGTATCAGCTAACAATGTTATATTTCCACTACTCAAATTTAAAAATCCTAACTCATATCTAATAGTGGGGTCAACTTCAAACCCGCTAACATTAAAGGTTTGGTCTATAGTGTTTTCTCCAATTGTTATAGGGAATGTGTTAACAACTATTGAGGTTACTCCAGGAACATTATCAAGTTTTAAAAACAGTACCCGAAGTCCTTCTGGGTCATTCACTTCAGATTCAAATCTTAAGAATATTCTAATCCTTGCGGTTAAGTCTGACGGTGGTCTTAGTGCCGAATTTTCAAAAATATTATTAGTATCAGGTGGTGTAGGAGATTCTATTAAATTTGGATAAACGCTTGCTCCGGCGGATATTACTACATTAGTTTCTATAACGGCCTGACAACTTGATTCAGTATTAATTATTGGAATATTTTGTAGTGGTGGTGGAAAATATCCTGTAATATAACCTATATACGTAAAACCACAAGTTCTAGTTACGTCAAAACCCGCAGTTAAACTATTTCCTCCAGGTAGTATCGGTTGGTTAGCCTTAAATCTTGCTTGTACAATACACGTACTACTTATATCTGTTCCGTTTATGACGGGAGCATTATCATAATCTGATTCAACACCATAAAATCTTCTAAGGTCAAATCTAGTCTCAATGCTCGGTGAATTAATGTCGACCCCTCTTTGTAAAAATACTATTCTTGTATTTGGGTTTTGTCTTAAAAAAAGACCCCAAGTATCAATGTGTCCAACATTGTGTGTTGTTTCATTCCAACAAACTTGTAAACAATTTGGGGATTGTCCATTATAACTTCTACTAATTAAAGCCGAATTAAACCATCTTGATGAATCTCTTGAAATGGGATTATCAAATGGTCTATCTGACCTTAAAAATCTCCATGGAAGTGAGAATCTTCTTTGGCTAGTATCGCTCGGTATGTCTAAACCTGGAATCTCGCAATATACCCCGCCTTGAGCCGTAACACAAAGATATTCAGAGAGTAATCTCTCATCAATTACTTGGAAATATTCAATATCCGATGGATAACAAGTATTTCCGGGTCTTGAGCCGTCTCCAAATTGTAGTCCGGGTAATCCATTACCGTAAGCATCCTCCATACTGTAAACTGTAGTTAATAATGGTTCTGAACTTGTAATATCAGGATTTGCATATCTTACAGTATATGATTCAGGTTCCAATATTGTGGCCGAAACACCTGAAAATGTTCCAGTTCCTAAAAGTTGACTATTATAATTTACATCAGTTGATTTACTTGGGTCCTGAAAAGTTAAAATATTTCCTCTTGTAAATCCAGTATTATCAACTAGTAAAACAATCATATTATCAAAATGATAAAAATCATCGGGGTCATTCACATCAGGGTTAATAGTAACTTTAGCTTGATTCCATCCTATATTACCAGGACTAGGTGATTGGTCAGAATACGTATCTCCATTTGTAATAAAATGAGATGATACATTGTCAAAGTATTTTGCCTTAGTGTTAAATAGATTTAATCTTTCAGCAGGTGGTAAGGTTGTAGAAAACAAATCTACGTTTGCATTTCCTATAGCTCCTCTCCAAAAAGTAACTTTTCTTATAAATGGGTCAGCCGCTGAATTACCTACACATGCAGCCCTCAATCCTTGTTGATACTCTTCATCGTTAAAAATTAGACCAGTTCCAGGTCCTGTACCTCTAAATGCGCTACCTAAACGGCCGAAAGGCCCGTATTGGTGTTCAAAAAATTCAGGATATGCGGAGTTAGTATTTAAATCCGCCAAATAAGATATATTACCCTCTTCTAACTGCTCTAAATTTTGATTTAACTGAAAAGCAATAGTATTATTTGTCTCATCCAAATCTTGGTCAACTACTTTACATCTACATCTTTCGCATCCATCTTCGGTATACAAAAACAAAGGTAACCTAACATTTTTAAACGGATTTTTTAATAATTCATCAAGTGGTTGTGGTTCTTTACATTCTTTGTCTCGTATTCCTAATTTTCTTAAAGAATTACAAATCCAATATATTAATTTTTGTATAGCCCAAACAATTGTTAACACTACCGCAAAAATTGGCCATAAAAAGGCAAGTACGTGTAGAAATATTAATATTTGAAAAAATGAGAATTTGAGTATGGTCAATAATACGTTTGCCAGAACATACAATAGATTATATCTATAATACACGTCATTTGTTGGGAATGTATTATAATTCCCTTCACATGTGTCGTCCAATATGTGTTTTACTTGTATTGATTTTTGTGGAAAAATTCTATTTGTGTATCTGTCTAAGAGTTGGGAGATAGTATAGACTTTATTATATTGGAACTCGTAAAATCTATCTTGGCAATTTATTGCTTCGTTAATCATTGCAGAATCTCCATAATCTTCCCAGCTAACACTAAAAGCATAGGACGATTGCATTGTAAACTGAGAAGTATTGAGAACATCAAAAGTAATAGTTGTGTCTTCAACAGTTGTGTCAATTATATAATATTTTATTTCAACAACATTAGCCGCCAAAAGTGGCATCGGAATAGTATTATAATACTCAGGTCTTTCTACACCATCAACTAAAATTACATATGACTCTAAATTATTAGTATTAATTACATTATAATAATCGTCATTTGTTGGTGTTATTTGAACTTCATATGGACCAAGATTTGCTTGTTCTCCTTCGGCAGGTACTTCAATTGGTAGGTCTATTGTCAACTTTGGGATGGTTTCAATAGAATTATTCCCACCTGGGTCATCTGCAGGATTGTCCATATTGGAGTCATTCCAACCATACTCTTTAATGTTTGGGACTAAGAAATATGCTCGTCTATTTTCTTCACTTAATGATGGTGACTGTTGCCATTTAATTTTAAATCTATATTTTCCTCTTACGGGAACACCTACCTTACCGTCAGGAGATATTCTTCTAATCCCATTCTCATCTGTGTAGACATAGTCTAGGTTCATTGGTAATTCAATCATCCAAGTACCGTTTTCGTCAATAAGTTTTCCGTCATTTTGTAATTTAAAATTTTCAAGAACGGGTCTCCCTAAATTGTCGGTAAAAATAGTTTGTCTTATCGTTTCAATTTGACCCGGTCCCGCAATCATATTACAAAGCCATCCTTGTTTTGCCGGTACCCTACATCTTTTTTTCAATTTCTTTTTGTCAGTACTCGAGAACATAGAACCAATAAAAACCGCAGTGGGTTGGAATTCAATCCCACCTTCTGAAGTTAAGTCAAAGTCAGCTCTTGTTATGTAGTGTTGACACACTCCGTCTTGTCCAAAAAAAGGTTGAATTTGTACTACTTTAGTTAAAGTAACAATTTGTGGTAATTCACTATAATTCTCAGAAAATTTAAATTTGGTTCCATTAACTTGAGCCTCAGTAGCTCTTCCCATTCTTATTAAATCTTGAGGTGTTAATGAAAATTCACCAATGTCTGAAAGGTCAACTTGCATAAAAATGTCATGTTGTCCAAGGGGTAAACCAAATATCATGTAGTCACCAGCGTCATTTGTTTTTGCGGTAAACTTATAGTATTTATCGTAAACTTCAATTACTGTTGGGTTTGTTAATGCGTCAATTCTTTCAGGAAAGGTTCCAACCGCAACGTGACCAGAGTGTGAAGGGGTGTAAGGTAATAAATTATACTTGTACCCGTCCTCATTGAAGTCATCAAATCCTTTATATGGATAAAGAGTTGATACGATGGGATTACTTTCGTCTTCGGGGCTAATTGGTATAAAAATAGAAACTCTAGCGTTAACAATCCCATAACCTTTATTTGCAAAAACTCTTCCGCAAATTACACCATAATCAGCACAACTTCTTGTGTATACATTGTTTGGATAAATCGCTAAAGATAAAATTTCTAATTTATCGTAGTCTTGGTCAAGTTTTACTGGTATTGTTCTATTCGCACCTAATTGCGTACGAATTCTAAAAGAATTGGGCATAACTATTTTTTTTATAAATAGTTTAAGTAAAATTTTAAAAAAATAAATGATGAATCCTTACGAGAAGTTCACAGAGGACATATTTTTAACTCTAATTATAATATCTTCTCCGGGTATTCTAACTTGATATATTTGAGTTGGTTCCGCAAATATTGTGTCATCAATTAATTCAATTTTTTTAGTTGTTACATCAGAATATTTTTGAGACGTTTCAGATGAAGAATATTGTCCACCAACTTTATTGTACACTGAAATATCTGATATTGTTACAACCCCATTTTCTGACTGTATAATTCTTCTTAATTCAGATATATTAACATTTTCACCCATTTCTCTATTAATAGGGCTCATAAAATCAGAAATTTTTACAATAACATTTGAAATTATTACCCCCTGATTTTGTGAAGCGTCCAAAACTAAAGATACATCAAAAGACAAATCTATTACATTTGCTGAAGTTACAAAAATATAATCATTAATCATTCTATAGTTTGACAAATAGTTTGCGATATTTCTTTTTAAAGTGTCAGAAATTACAGGCACCAATTTTCCAGCACTATCATAAGATAATATATTAATTTTAATTTTGTTATCTTCTTCTGTAATAGCAACTTTAGCAGGTGCTCCGAATTGGGATGGCATTTTTCTTAATAATGACTCGTAATCATTAACTGTTACAGCTCTATTTTGGGCCGAAAAATTAAATGTTGTATAATATCTAACTTCTTCAGTTGTTGGGACTCCAGCCCCTCCAATTGCTGCGGTTATATTTGTACAACCTAATGAATTTATTACATTTGTATTTGTCGTTGTTGAGGGTCCATTTACATTAAAATTTACCGTACCAATTTGGTTAATTACATTAACACCGACATTTGTACCTAAACCACCACCTATTCTATATTGAATAAAAAGAGTTGAATTTGATTTTAATGTCGACCCTAAAGAAAAATTATTTTGGTATTTTGAGAGGTCTAGTGGGGCTCCGTTTCTTGCAAAATCTCTTAAAAGTTCATCAGATGAAACATTACCTCCACCAAAAGTAAGTTTACAAAATCCTTCGGGGGTAAATTCACTAATAAATCTACTATTTGTTTGAATATACCTACCAACTTTAATTCCAGGGGTATCAGAAGCCTTGGTTGGGTCTTCTACAAATATTCTATCTTCAGCAAGTGCTTGAACTTCATACCATCTATTTGTCGCCCCCAAAAATTCTTGGGTGGATGGTACATTTGTATATGTGGTTCCATCTTTAAGTAGAACACTAGTAACTCCTAAAACATTTTTTTCAGGTAAAAAAACTTCGTAGAAGGGTCTTGATTCCGCATCTCCAATACTTTTTCTAAATACTTTTGTTAATCCATTAACAACTGCCTCACGTTTAACTATTGTGTAGTTAATTAATTGACTATTAGCATTAAAATTTGGAATTACTTTTCTATTCGGGAATCCGCTACTATTATAATTTGATGAAAAATCAATGTCATCAGCAAGTTCAAAAACTTGTCCAGCACCAAGAACTTGGCTACCTCTTCTTAATATCCCACAATATCTCAAATCTTCTTTGTCTCCAAGAGCTGGAACAACAATAGAAAACTCACATAATGCAACCGAAGGTCTTTGACCTGGTATTTTTAACCCGTAAGTTCTTGCAATATTGTATATTGAAGACCTTTGTTGAGCATATTGAAGAACTGTTTCTTGTAAACTTCTATCAATATGGTAATGAAGATTATCGGTTACCGCAGCGTTCAAATCCATGAAAACACTGAATATCGCGGCGTCATTAAAATTTGTTACTAACTCAGGATAATAAGTTTTTGTGAAATTAATCAGCTCTTGTCTGATATTTTGAAAATCTCTTGTGGTATATGAAATTTGCTTATTAGCCATTTTTGTTATAAATTTATAATTATGAAGTCACTAGAATTAAATACATTACTAGTAATTGTGTAATCTATTTTTACTTTAGCTGTATATTCTACTGAGGACCTTCCAGGCATTTCAAAAGTTTTAGTTTCATTAACTCCCCCAATCTCATCATCCGTTGCTGGATATACTGATATTTTATTAATCTGTAGATTTGGGATGTATATTCTAACCGAATCTCTTATCTCGGCCTCTATTTGATTAAACGTTGGCCCATCGAGAGGTTCAAATATAAATTCATATAAACGAGTCCCAAAATCAGGCATGAAATATCTTGAACCTTTTCTTGTCAATAAAAGATGAATTAAACTATTTCTAATCTCTTCATCTTCAAAATCGGAAAGGTCTAAATATTTTCCGTCAAATGAATCTCTAAAAGGAAACGTTACACCGTATGTTTTTCCATTTGCCATATCATATAAATATGGAACTATTCAATTTCATTAATATCATAATAATAACAATCTCCATTATCTGCAACCCATCTATCAGATAGTGTTTCAACTGAAGGTAATTCAGTATCAACTTTTATTTCTTTTGGTTCAATTGGGAATTTATTTGTTATCCAATTTGAGTCTTTCCAAAAAATTCTATTGTTTGGTTGACACATTAAATATCCATCGTCAGCTACTAATATATGCCCACACTTATAGTCTGAGGGTTCGTCCGAATAAGAATTTTTATACCAATCTACTGTCATCATATATGTCGCCCAAACCTTTGACCCATCTCTTAAAATTACTTGACATCTTTTTTCGTACAAATAATCATATGTTATTACTGTAACATTTTCAGAAAAACAATCCCATAATTGTTTAAAATGAAATGGAACATCCTTGTCTGGTTCACGCATGAATATATCTGAAATTGGTACTCTTGACCTTAACATTCCATAATCCGTCATTATATGGAAAGTAAGTATTTTACCGGCCACAGACTGAACCGCAAATGCATAAGCTTTGTGAAATTTATTATTATCCTCAGGATTTTTTGTAAAATGTGAAACCCTAATCAAACACTTAAATAATTCAATATTTTCGTTTAATACCGCCATAGTTTTAAATTTAAAATCCCGATTTCTCGGGATTTATTTTATGATGAACATCCAAAACATTCAAATTCACTATTCTCAGGTTTTGGTGGTAAATTTAAATTTGAATAATCGACCTTTGGTGGTTCGGGTGTAACATTTGGTTTTTTAATCTTTGAAATGTCTACCGCCAGGTGTTTTGCTCCCGTCGAGATTGCCTTTGTTCTAACATAGTAACAAAGTGTCTTGAGTCCCTTTTCCCATCCATAAAAGTGAGATGATGAAATCTTTGATAGAGTTGGGTTACCCATATAGATATTCATTGATTGAGATTGGTCAATGAATGGTGCTCTATCAGCCGCCATTTCAATCAATTCTTTTTGGGAAATTTCCCAAATTGTTTTGTACTTTGGAATTAAATGTTCAATTCTCTTAACCTTCTTATTATAGTGTCTATCTTCAGGGTCAAGATAATTGTTAAAGTTAATACCCTGAACTGAACCTTCGTTTAGAATAATTTCGTTCTTTAAGTCTTCACCCCAAATTCCAATCTTCTCAAAGTCATTAATTAAATACTTGTTAACAATCATAATCTCCCCACCAACAACACGTCTGTTAAAAATAGCTGAGTGAGCCGGTTCTGTCATCTCATATGAACCTGTAATCTTAGCTGAAGACGCCACTGGCATTTGTGCGGTGAATAATGAATTACAAACACCATAATCTTTAACTTCTTCTTTCAGTGAAGTCCAGTTCCATCTTCCTGATAAGTTCTCTTCACTTAGTCCCCACATATCAAATTGGAATACCCCTTCTGACATTGGTGAACCATTGAAATAATCGTAGGGTTTGTATTCTCCTGACTTACATAATGAACAACTTTCAGTAATTGCCGCAAAATAAATTGTCTCAAAAATTTCTTTGTTCAATTTACGAGCTTCTTCAGATGTAAAAATGTAGTCCATCAAGTAAAATACATCGGCAAGTCCTTGGGTTCCAATTGCAATTGCTCTCTGTTCAAGTCCACCTTTACGTCCTTTCTCAGTAGAGTAATTGTTAATGTCAACAACTTTGTTAAGTGCTCTTACAACTTTACGAGTCTCCTCATATAAAAGTTGGTGGTCAAAAGTTCCATCTTTAACGAAGTTCTTCAGTACCATTGAAGACAATGTGCAAATAGCAGTTGTGTTCTCATCTGTGTATTGATAAATCTCGTTACAAAGATTTGATTGTTTGATTACACCAATGTTTTGGTGGTTCGTCTTTTTGTTAGCATTATCCTTAGAACAAAGGTATGGTACGCCAGTTTCAATTTGTGACTCAATTACTTTAGACCAAACCTCTTGTGCTCTTACTTTTTTACCAAGACCAAGTGACACTGCTTTATTATAGTTTTCTTCATACTCGTCTCCGTAAGATTCTTGGAGTGCCTTTATACCAGCTTTTTTAATATCATTAGGACAGAACAAATACCAATCATCGTTATTTCTAACGGCTCTCATAAAGTTGTCAGGAATCCAAAGAGCGGTGAACAAATCCCTTGCTCTAAGTTCCTCAGCACCTGTGTTCTTTTTAATGTCGAGTAAGTCAAAAATATCTTTGTGCCAAGGCTCTAAATAAATTGCCGCAGAACCTGGACGACGACCTTGTTGGTTAAAGAATCTAAGTGACTCATTAACAATCTTCAAATACTTTAAAAGTCCTCCCGCAAATCCACCTGAAGAGGTAATACGACTTTCTTTACTGCGGATATTTGACATAGAAAGTCCAATACCAGCAGCGTCAGATGAATAAGTTGATATGTCTCTCATTGTATTCAAAAGACCTTCCCTTGAGTCTGCATCGTTATAGTGAAGAACACAAGAAGCAAGTTGTGGGGTCTTTGTACCAGCATTAATCATAATTGGAGTTGCCGGTGAAATGAGTTGACTTGATAGAGACTTGTAATACTCTACAGCCTGTTCAAACGACTTGGTTACCCAAATTGCGACACGCATGTACATATGTTGGGGTCTTTCAACTGTTTTGCCATTTGGCAGTTTCAACAAATACATTTCTTGTAATGAACGCCAAGCAAAGTAGTCAAAGTTATAATCGTTATCGTGATTAATCACTTCATCGATATTATTTGGACCATAGGAGTTAATCATATTGATGAACTCGTCATTTACTATTCCTTCTTTATGAAGGGTCATCATAGTATTTGAGAAACTTGGGTCAG